GTGCGGATGGCGGCCCGGTCGCCGGTGGAGACAGGGCCGATTTTCAGGGTGTCGGACGTAAACATTGGCAATTCCTCCTTTTCATCATCCGGCTGGAAATAAATCCAGTCCCGGTCCACATTGGCGCTGCCCACGCCGTACTTGCCACCGTAGCTGATGCGCCCGAACTGCCAGCCGCAGAGCTTGTCCCCCAGGCTGGCCATATACTCGCCGTACCTGGTATGCACCTCCTCTATGGAGGAGCACCCATCGAAATCCGGGTCTTTGGGGTCTGCATAGTAGTAGGCCAGCCACACAGGGCAGGTCAGCGCGTCCATATCGATGCGGCTCTGTGCCCAGCTGGCCGAGCAATAGACGCAGGGGGTATAGCCCGCCTCGCGCAGCCGCTGGGCGGCCTCGTTGAGCAGTGCGGTGTTCTCCGCCGGGGTGAGAGTCATGGTCTGGCCTTTCTCCAGCTCCTGGTCCAGCGCTACCCAGCTGGTAATCCCCCTGCCCTCCAGAATCTCCAGCAGCACGTCCAAGTGCTTGTGCATGATGGTTCGGGCAGCGTTCACGTCACCGTCGTTTTTGTTGTAGTAGTGATGGGTCAGAAAGATGTACGCGCCGGTGCGCATGCCATCCGCCTGGCAGTCTGCTGCGAAGCGCTGGAACCTCACGTCCATGAAGTTGCCATAGGCCGCCCGCAGGATGACGGTGGAGACGCCTGCCTCCTTTGCTGTCCGGGGGTCAAAGGTGCTCTGGTGCTTGGAAATGTCGATGCCGTGAAATTTTTCTGCCATATGTTAAACCTCCGTCAGTTTGCCGGCACAAATGTCATTTTTTCCACCGACCCAGAGAAGACGGTGGAGTATATTTTTGCGCCCTTTGGCACATATACGGTCGCCATCCCGCCAACCGTAGAACTGCTGAAAACGCTTGCGAGGTAATTGCCGCTTGTGGGGTATGTCTCGTCTCGGATGGTCGCCACGGAACTCCCAGTTGTGGCAATCAGCGTGACCCATCCTGCGCTCGGCGTTGTGTATGCGGTATGTTCTCCGGTGGAGCCGGTATACGCCGTAATGTCTACCAAAGCCCCATATCCTGATATTTGGGAGCTTCCGCCACCAGAAACAGTCAAGGTGGTTCCATTGAGCCAGCACGCCACGGTTGCCCCGCTTGCCCATGCGCCAGTCACAAGGGCGGCTCCGTCCTGCGTCTGCGCAGTCACGGCGGTGCCATTGACAGTGATGGTGTCGCCCTCGTTATAGGCGGCATCGGCCACAAATTTGATATTGTTGCCAGTGCCGTTCAGCGCGTGGGTAGTGCCGCTTGTGTCGCAGGTGTAGGTGGAAATCCCGTTGTCTGCAGAAATCGCACGATTTACGGCTCCAGGCGTATCAGAGGCATAATCAGATTTTTGCATCGATCCTGTAGCCGATTCGGAGATGGCCGCGAAAATGTCTTTTTGCTGCCCGGTGGGATCATAAACCGCCTTGGACATATCACCCGCACCAATCTGCGCCACCTTCTCGTTGATAGCGGCGTCGGTTTCCGACTTGGTGTAAGCGCCAGTTTGTGCAGCTGTTACAGCATGGGGGTTGCTCGTATTGCTTTTATGCTGCTCAAGGTCCCCGGCTACCTCGTCCTTTCCGCTGTTTGCCGCCTCGTGAATCGCGCTCACTACGTCTTGCACCGTTGGCTCTGCTGATAAGCCGTCTGGCACAACAGCGCCAATATTACCAGCCGCAGTAGTCGCTCCCAGCTCGTCCACAAGCCTGTTTACAGCCGGGATGGCAACTTCTCGCACGATCTGTTCAACGCTTTTCTGCATTTCGGTAACGGAAAGGCCGGGAACCGCAGGCTGTCCGATTACTCCCTTACCCTGCAAGTCTGCAGGAACGATTTTTGTGAAAGGCATATTTCCTCCTTATCCCTTGAAGTTCCCGTTTTCCACATACTCGATGGCCACGTCGTTGATGCCAAAAGGCTCATTCAACACGTCGTTCTCAAGCCGGAATCTCGATTTGTCCACTTTCTTGATGCGCACCTTTGTGGTAATGACCTGCGGCGTCTCGTCGTTGGACCAAGAGAACTTCGACCAATCGAGGTACTGCCAGTTGAAGTATCTCGCCCTGGTGTCGTCCTCCTTGATGAACGTCCAGATGCCGCGCCGACGGCCGTACAGCTTAACGCTCGTTGCGATTGCAGCCGCAAGGCGCACCGCCAGAAAGCGGAATGTCTTGTTTTTGTAAAACAGCTTTCTGCTGAAATCCGGGGTTTCCCAGCAGCAGTAAATGGGCTGCCCGTCGTCGTTATACGACAACTGGCTTGCTGGGTCGTCGTAGAACTGACAGATGCGGCCGTCAGGGGAACCGAAGAACAGCTGCCCTTCTCGCTCCCACATCACCCTTGCGGGCACATTCGTGCGGTAAAATGCCGCATATTGCCGCGTGGAGTACGGCATGCTTTTGTCAGTTTGAAGCGGCTGCAGGCCGTCCAGGATGTACGCCACGCCATTGATGCAAAGCCAGTACAGGTCCTTGTACACAAAAGCAAACGCTTCCTGCAAGTTTTCCTCTTCCAGGAGCTTTCCGTTCACAAAAAAGCTGCGGTTTTGCGCATATTTCTCGCCGGTGATGTCCTGCGCGGTGATGGCATAGACGCCAAGTTTCGTGAGGAATAGAGGCTCGTTCACGAGATACGCAAAGCTGTATGTGGCAACAGCGCCCCGCCCTTGCAGGGTGTTGACCACGGGGAAAACCGCTTCGCTGTCTACAAGGTCGCCCTGGCGGATAACGACGTTACGGCCGTCTGCCTGATCGTCCTTGTGCGTGGCCAGCCGGTCGTTGATGATGCTGTATCCCACAATGGCGCTCTTTTCCGTGCCAATGACGGAATAGCCGGTGTCAGGCCAATATGTCGGGTCGTTCTGCCCGCTGTGCCAGTCGTAGTTCACGAAGTCAGGGTTGCCGGACAAAAACAGTCTGTCCGCCGCGCCGTTCACGCCAAACAGGGTGCCGAACCTGCACTTGTTAATTCGGTCCGCGTACCCTGCCACAAGGCGGGATGCCGTGATTCTGACGTTGTCCTCGCCGGTAATCGGGCTTTTCCCGGGTGCGGTTGTAAAAGTCACCTTTCCGGCCGCAAGGTCTGCTGTGTAGTCCGTACCAGCACTAAGCGTTTTCCAGGTACCGTTGGATTGCAGCTTCTCTACCAGGACCACCGCGTCCAGGCCGGAGAACGTCATGCTGTACACTTTGTCCGTCTCGGTGCCCGCAAACAGTTCGATGAAGGCCGGCTGGATCAAGTTTAAATCCTCAAACGGAGTGCCGCCTCCTGTAGGAGACTTTGCAATCGTCAGGGTTGGGATTTTTGCAGCGGTGGATGTGAGCTTCACGTCTGTGCCGTCATACGTCAGCAGCGCTTTGCCATCGACGATGTACAGGTTTTCGCCAAACTGCCAGCTCTGGCTTCGCTCGTCGTTCGCCTCGGAATAAACCTCGTCGTCGCCTTTGTACAGCTTTGTTCCGCTATGAACAAGTCCGTCCGTGTCATCGCGTCGGAAGTGCACCCCGTTGATGCACTCGGAATACTGCTTTACAGTGTGCCACCCCATGCTCTTGCGGACCTTCCCGGGGGCATCGCGGATCATATTTGGAGCGTTCGGGGATTTCTTCTCGTCCACGTTGGTGGGGCTGTTGGTGAAGTCGACCCCGTGAAACTCGTCTATCACAAGTATGCTGCGGGAGGGCGCCGCAGGTACTGAAAACTGTGCCATACTGCCCCTCCTTTATGCCCATCCGTCAAGGCTCTGCCATGTGTCGTAATAGACGTTCGCGGCCTTGCTCTTGAGGCCTTCGCGCGCCACCTCGAACTCGTTACGGTAGATGGTGGCGATGGAATTGTCGTCGTCCTTGTAGAGCTGGCTGGCCATGTACAGCGGAAGGATGGTCGCCACATCCGCCTCCAGGGGAACTTCGTAGTCGTCCGGCGTGTCGGAAGTAAACGGGGCGGGCCATGCGTCGTAGTGAATCTCATACTCGCCGTCCCATTCGCTCGGAACGATCAAATACTGCCCGGATGCAAACCCGTATCCGCGCGCCGGCGCGATCTTGTCTCCGTCCACCTTGTAGACCTCTGCCTCACCAACTCGGTAAAAGTCGGCGGCCAGCTGCTTCATGTCGTACCTTCGGCTGTATTCGCCCGTCTCCTCCGGGGTGACAGAGAGCGTCACGCTTTTGCGCATATACATGTTTTGCGTCACCACAAGCTGCAACGCCTCGTTTGCCGTTTGAGGCATTGCGGCCAGATAGTCCCGCGTGGTCTCGTCGTTCACAAGGGTGTTGCCGTCTGCGGAAAACAACTTCTGCAGGGTGGCCAGCTTGATGTCAAACCATGTCATTTCTTCACCCCTTAAAAGGAAAGGCCCGCCGCCTTGTGAGCAGCGGGCCTTGATCTTTACGCGGTCAGCGCAGTGCCGGTGGTAACACCCTCGCCAAACAGCGCCATGCAGCGCCAGTCGAAGAAGCCGGCGCCGAAGCGGGCGCGGCCCTTGAACACGTTGGCATCGGTGTTGGGGTCGATGTCGCTGCGCACGGTCAGCGGCACACGGTCCAGCCAGGGCAGGCACTCGTAGTTGTCCTTGAACTGGCTGTCCATCATGATAAAGTACGGCTTGTTGCCGATGGCCTTGGGCAGGTAGTTCCAGACGATCACGTTCCACAGGCCGACCTGGAAGTTGATGGCGTTGTTCGCGCTGTTGGGGTCAAAGTCGCTGCCGGCCATGGCGAAAATCTCTCGCTTCATGCTGCCCACGTTGGGGATGATGATGGTGTCCGGGGCGATGTTCAGAAGGTTGCCGTCATCGTCGGTGAAGGACTGCATATGCTCCTGCACCTGGTCAAAGATGCTGGTGCCGAAGGTGCCCTGGAACAGGTTACTCTGCAGCAGCTTGTTGCCCTTGGTTTTGCTGGGATGGCTCTTGTTGAACAGGGCCACGCCGTCGGCGCTGGCGGTGCTGTAGGTTTTGCCGTTGATAACGGTGGTGCCGGTGGCGGAAGAGCCGCCGTACAGCAGCTGCGCGGCGAACTTCTCACGGGTGCGGTTATAGCTGGTGGCGAAGATGCCGGCGCGGCTCTTGATCTTGCCGAACTTGGCGTCCTCCACCATTTCCTGGGTGACCTCAAAGCTGGACTTCCAGGTGGTGGGCTCGATCACCTTAGAGAAGCCCTCCTGCATGCCGGTCTTGGGGTAGGCGCCGTTCTCGCCAACGTCCTCAAAGTCGCCCAGGCTGGTCTCGCTGGTGTACTTCTCCGCAAAGTTCTTGGTGGTGTCCATGTAGTAGATTTTATCGATCATGGACATCTGCTCGAAGGCTTCGACGTTCTTCTGAATCACAGCTTTGATCGGCTCCTGGCTTTTGCCGAAGATGCTGTCGTTCAGGCCGCTGCCTTCGGAAAAAATGATATTGGCCAAACTCTTTCTCTCCCTTCTTGTTATAGCGACGCCGCAACAACTGCGGATGTCGCCGCACTTTGTTTCGTGCCTTTGAATTTGCCTGTCCCCGTGCACTCGCACACAAGCGTTTTACCGACCTGTTGCGATGTGGGGACAAACGTTTTGCTCACAGCTTCGCTGATGTCGGAATACTGTGAGCCGGAATCATCAGACTGCTTCCATTTGTAAGTTACCGTTGCGTCAGGCGGGGACGCATTCGCTGTGAGCGTTTGCCCCTCTTGAGCTGTCCCGCTGATGGATACGCTCTCAAGAGGGGTCTTCATTCCCCCGCCGGCTGCTCCTTGAAATAGCCGCGCACGACGGCGTTCGCGCCGTTCTCTGTGTAGGTCACAATGAACGGCCCGGCAGCGGTTGCGGTCACAAACTCGGCACTGGACGCATCGATCTGCACAGAAGTGCCAACCTTGTCTGCGGTAATTGCCGCAGTGCTCAAGGTCTCAAAAATCGTAGTGGGCAGCACACGGATGACGGGATAGGTGCCATCTTCGCGCTGAGGCCCATTGGTGATATAGGCGGGCATGTCGGTAGCGCCGCACTTGGCCAGCTGGCCGGAAGCCAGTTTGCAAGCAACGCCGAGGCCGAGAGAGGCCGCGCCCTTGATGTATGCGGTGGGTTCCACGTCCGCGATCTCGCGGCGATAAAACAGGAACATAGTTTTCCTCCTTTACTTGTTGAACTGCTTGTGGTAGTCTCTGGCCTCTTTGGTGGTAAGACCGAATCTGTGCCAGATTTCAAGGTCTTCCGTGGTGAGGCCGTTGTCGTCTGTCTTGCCCCCGCCAACGGGCGCAAGGTGGGATTTCCCACGGGCGGAATTGATGGCCGCCTGGGTGGCCGCCTTCGCGGTGTTCGCCTTTGCCTTGTCGTAGTCGACCGCCTTGTAGGCGCTCACAAGGTCTGCGCCTTTGCGGACCAGAGCATCAAACTCGGGGAAGTTCTCCATGGTGAGAAGGTCCTCGAATGACTTGATGGACGGGTCCAGCTTAGAAAGCTCCGTGATCTGCTCGTTGAGCTGCCGGTCACCCTCTGACCGGATACGCTGGTGCTCGATGTCGGCGCGCATCTGCGCCTCTCTCACTTCCATCGCATCGGAAACACGCTTGTTTACAAGCGCTTCCAGATCGGAAGGCTCAACACGCCCGGTCTGCGCGATACGCTGGCGAATCGCCAACTCCTTCTGCGCATCCAGCGCTTCAAAATAGTCCTTCTCATTCTGGATGGGCTTGCCGGTGACGGGGTTTGTAAATCCGGCAAAGCGGCGGGCAAACTCTGCATCGCGCGCCGCAAGGGCTTCCGCGATCTTGCCCTGCACATGCTTCTGCGCTTCCTGTTCAGCGCGGCGGCGGGAAATCTCCCATCGGTTGTTTTCGGAAAGCGGGCGCTCCTCCTGGATTTCGGGCTCCGCAGGGGCCTCTTCGGTATCAGGGGTGTTGTCGGCCACGGTTTCCTCTTCCTGTGCAGGCGCAGCTACTTCCTGCTCAACAACGCTGCTGTTCAGTTCATCCATAATAGACCTTTCTGCCCATCGACGCCGGGCCGGCTAAAAAGTCACAGTTTTGCGGGCTACGACGCCGCCCGCAGGGCTAAATGGTCACTTGCTGGCGCGCAGGTCGCCGCCCTTCTTCACGTCGGGCTTCTTGGTGTTGCCGCCCTTCTTGGTGGCGGGCACCATCTGGTTGCCGGTGTTGCCGATTTTCAGACCGGCGCTACCCTTCATGCCTTTCATTCGGTTTCCTCCTTTCCAGCAGACTTTGCCACGTCAAGCTGCGTTTTCACGGTCTTGACGGGTCGGTCATGGTTCTCACACTTGGGGTTCCGGCAAACGAAATCGTTCACCAGAAAGAAAGCGGGCGGGTCGCCGGCATCATACTCATACCGGCTGCTCGCTCGCATTTCCACTTTGCATTTGGGACACTGCATTTTGCTCCTCCACATACTGCGCCATGAGGGCGCGGACTTGCGCGGCATACGGGAACTCTGCCGCCTCCAGCATGGTCCACAGCCGAAGCGGCGTCTGCGGGTCGTTCAGCGGGCCAAAGGCTCCTGCCTGATATTTCAGGTCAAGCATTTCCCACAGGTTTGCACGGCTTGTCATGGTGTTTGCACTGGAATCCACGGTAAAAATAAACTCGTCGTTCCAGTACCATTCGCCCGCCTCGTCCTGCTTGAGGAAATCCCAGCGGTTGAAATGGGAATACATCGTGGAGCCGTCCGGGTTCTTCACGCTGAACGGGATGGGCTGGTCAGAGTAGGCCAGCAGATAGTGGAAAATCGCCCGGTAGAGACGGGAGAAGGCGATGTTCTTCTGTTCCCGCTTGGACTGCAAGCGGCCCGCTGCCTGATTGGCAGAGAACTGCTTTGCGGTGCCGCTGGTAGCCGAAGAATCGTACTTGCCCTGGTACGCGTCGGTGATGCCCAAGGTGCTCTTGGCCCACTGATAGTTCAGCTCCAGGGCGTTCATTTCCTTGCTCACGTCGGGCTGGACATTGGTAACCCCGATCAAGGCCTTTTCGTTCGCGCTCTTCACACGAACGACCTTAAACTCTCGGTCTGTGGTCTCGATGTTCACGCCGTCGGGAAGAGTGATGAAGGAACCGCCCTTCAAAATCTTCTCGTCGATCTTGGAGCCCATCTTTTTGATGGCATCCTGCTGGTCCATGACCACAGCCACGTCGCTGCCTCCAAGGAAGCTGTCGGCCTTGCGAACGTTGCGCCGCAGGATGATGGGGTACATGCCCGGGTTGTAGCAGGGGATCTTCGTCTCCTCGGACGCCATCTGCACAATCGGCGCGCCGCTTTCGTCCAGAACGGCCTCGCCGTTCACGTCAGTGACGGTGACCTCCACAGGCTCGGTGTACCGGGGGATGTCAAGACCTTCCGGCACGGGCTGCTCTGTTACAGCGCGCTCCTCAAACCGGCGCCTGCCGCACTCGCAGACGGGTCCGGTCTTTACCGCGCCGCAGTCTTTGCAGTATTCCAGCCGCCGCGCCTGATAATCGTCCATGTCCACAAGAACTTCGTCGTCCACCCAGGAGAACATGCCAATCTTGCCGTCTTTTTTGTAATAGGCGATGTTCTGCGTGACGATGTCATCACAGGAACCGACATCGCCGCGAATTTCAGGCTGTTCCTCACCGGCCAGGGACACATCCACACCGTAGCGCTCTTTGATGTATTCCTTCGTCTGCGCAAGCTGGACAAACACATAGTCCATGCGCTCCAGCTCGTAAACGCCCGGCTGCGGGATCACCTGCTTCGGGTGCAGCTCGGTGACCTTGACATCGCCAAGGTTGCAGTGCGTTCCGGCCGCAGGGTCCCACTCGACAAGCCACAGGCTGCCGCCCTCGATGGGCACGGTACGCTCCTGCAGGTCGTTCAGCTCCTGCAAAGACTGGAGGGAGATTTCATGCCGCAGAACAGCCTCGATGTTGCGCGCAAGGTCTTTGTCCTCTTCGTGGATAGCCTCCACGCGCGGCATGGGGACCGTGCTGTCTACCTGACTTTCAATAAGCTCATATACGATGTTGCGAACGTTGGAGCTTTTGCGCGTCGCTTTGCGGCCGCCGTTCGGGTCGTCCTGCGAAATCCGGGTGCCGTCGTAGTAGGCGTTCCACTCGATCATTTTGTTCAGGGTGTCCTGATACTCCGCACGCGCCCTGGAAAGCCGGTCTTGCCAGACCTGCAATTTGTTTCGCGCTTTTTTCAAATGGCCTTCGCCTCCTCGTTAAAACGGGTTCCCGTATTTCTTGATAAGATACGCCTTGCCTTCGCTGTCGGCGTTCTCGTAGTCCTCATAGAGATCGGGCTCCCAATGCACCTTTCTGCGGCTCTCCGTTTTGGCCGCAGGATTCGTCCACCAGACACAAAAATACCGCAAGCTATCGACGGCATGCGTCAAGCTGTGCGGTTCCTTTGCGTAGACGTTCGGGTTGCGTTCGTCTTTTTGGATTTTGGTCATGCAGTCCACAAGGTTTTTGCACCTGTAAAACTGCATATAAGGCTTACCTTCGCTGTCCAGAGACAGCCATTCCTTGATGGCCGCGCACCCGGCAGCAAAGTCGCGGCTGCTCATGGTGAGGTTTAGTCCCGCTTCGCTGAACAGCTGCGCGCGGCTCTTGCCGCTTTCCTGGCTACGGTTCCACAGGTCAGGCGGGGCAAGGAACAGGTCAATGTCCTCCCCCGCGCTAAGCTGGTTGATGATCTCCGCAGCCTGCCCAATGGTCTTATTCGGCTCGTTGTACTCCCGGTATACGACCGCGTGGTTCGTGGTGTCGATGTCCACCCAGTGCACCGAGAGCATATCAAGGCCATAGTCGATTGTGACGTATTTCCGGCCCGGAACTTCCGGCGGCTTCGACGCCCTGTGAACGTCTTTCAGCTCCGGGAAGAACGCGCCCCCGGGGACCGTCAAAGCCTCTTCGACCGTGGCGGGGTACTCCTCCATGGTCTTGTCCTCGCCCAGCGCGCCAAGGGTGTTTTTGTACCACTTCTCGTCGCGGCGCGGGTCCGCAGACCACGGCAGAAAGATTTTGTGAAAGTCGTTCGTGGGGTTCGTGAAAATCTCCTCGAACAACGTGCCGCGCTTGATGGTGGAAAGCCCGATCACTCGGCCACCGTGCGGGCGGTTTACGATGGGGAAAGCAGACTGCCAGATTTCCCTCGCGTACTGCTGGAAGGCCCATTCGTCAATGACGATCAAATCGGCTGTAAAGGAACGGCCTACCGAAGGGTTAGACGCAAACCCCTTGAAAACACTGTCCGGCGCGCCGGGATGATGAATCGTCAGGCTTAACGCCGACTGGTCGAACGTTGGCCCCGCCCACCCTTCCGGAACCTCATTCGCCGGCGCTACAAACTCCGGCATGTGCTCGAACATCACCCCAAGACGGCGCACAAGCTCTTTCGCCTCTTCCTCGGAACGTGACAGGCCAACCACCGTTCTGCCCGTCCATAGTATCATCAGACGCGCGGATTCCGCCAGCGCAAGCCATGTGAAGCCAAGCTGCCGCGCCTTGAGCACAATGCAGTGACGGTGCTCCGCAAACGCCTTGAGCGCCATCTTCTGCCCGTCCCACAGCGTGAACGGCTGAATCAGCTCGTCAGCGTCCTTGTCCTCGATGTGGCAGTAGTTCTCCACAAAGTACACAGGGTCGCCCTTGCAGTATTCAGCCTCCGCTTGCCTCAATTCTGTCGGTGTCATGCTTTCCTCCGGGGTGATAGCAGGTGATAGCACTTTGTGATAGCAGTGCTATCAGTTTTAGGGTGAAATGCTATCACTTTTGGGCCGAGTGCTATCATTTTTTGCCCCGGGTGATAGCACTTTTCCCTGGGATGTGATAGCAGGTGAAAAATCCTAAAAAATTTTTGGGGAGGGCATATACATATACGCCCCGCCCTTCCTCGCACGGGGGACTACCCTTTGGGAGGGGTGGCATAGGTTGCGGCCCACCAGAGACAGAAAAAAATCCGCCGCCGATGGGCCGCTCACCCCCTTACAAAGAGCAGGGCCAGGGCCTGCCGTGCCTCGTGAATAGCCGTTGCACCGTTTCCCCTGCCGTGCTCTTTTAATGCCTGTTGCCATGTTGCAATTTCGCTAAATACCTATTTGCGAAGTAGCGCTTAACGTATTTACGCCATTTGTCGGCATTCGTAGGATGTGTTACTGATTATCCTGCCGGCTTTTTGCCCTTATGTTGCAAACGGGCCTCCAACTTGGCCATCAGCCGCCGATCGCCATCGGTCACGCCCTCGGAAACATGGACTTGCTCCACCGGCTTGTCGCCTACGGAATCGCGCACAAAGGCCGCCGCTTTGGTGTTGCCCGCCTGGGCCTCCAGCAACTGCGCAATAGCAAGGCACTCGTAGGCCGTGACGCTCTTTTTCCCCGTCTCTTCTGCGTAGCGCGCTACCGCCTCATTTGTGACGCTTTCGGGCATTTTTGCAGCTAAAAGCTCCTCGTATATCTCCCGGATAGCCTTTCGCTGCCGCGCTTTTGCCATCTGTGCGGCCTGTCCCTTGCGTCTGATAGCCTTTGCACGTTCAGGGTCTACCTTGTCCAGCTCGTCAAGCGGCCTCATGTTGGCCTTTCCTGCCTGTGCGCTTGTGGGTGATTGCATGCGGCCGAGAGAATCCATTTTGCGGCCTTCTGCGCCTTCGCTGTGGTTATTCACTTTGCGCGCCTTCTGCCGTTCCTCTGCGTTCCGTTCCGCCTTGCCCATCGTCTCACCCCCTCGCTTTGGTCTCCATAATCTGCCGGAGCTGTTCGCGCAACCATGCGGCCGCGTCCTCTTTGCCTGCCGCTTCCTGTACAGCCTTGCGCGGCAAACTCACTTTGAGGCGTTCGCCGTCGTCCAGGTGTTCCTGTACCGCGTCCAGCATCCAGGCGTTGACGCTATCACGGCCCGCCGCCTTGCGTACCCTGGCGTGAAGTTCCGGAGGCATACGCACCAGAACAGCCACACGATCCGCCATAAACTCACCCTCCCAGGTACGAAAAAAGCGCCCGCAGGCCGTAGCCCTTGGACGCTTCAAGGTATATCTTTTACTGTACCAATTATAGCACTTTTAGCGGGAAATTTCAAGCATTAAGTCCCGATTTTGTCCCCTTTTTCTTTCTCCATCCGATTGCACACTGCCGTATAAATAAATGCGTTTGTGCTTTGCCCTGCTGCTGCCGCTGCCGCTTTGATCCTATCCCCCTCACCCTTTGGCACGATGAAGGAAATCCGATCATAAGCCCGCGCATTGTATGCGTTTTTGCTCTTCGCGCTGGTCTTTCCGCCCATGGTATCACCTCCTGCTTTTTATATATACATTATAGCGGCCATCGCATGGTTGCACAAGTATGCAAAATGCACAATCAGCCGGTGGCATACTTGCGCAAACCTTGTGCAATATTCCATCTTGCATACTTGCTCAAGTAGGCGTATACTGAAAACACAGCAAAGATAGCGGCCCGCAAGGCCGGCAAACAGGAGGGCATGAACCATGAAGAAAATGAGCATCTACGACGTGTACATCGACGACGGCCGCAGCGCCATGAAGATCACCGTCCCCGCAGAGAACCAGAAGGCAGCCGAGAAGTATTGCGAAGGCAACGGCGAGATTGTTTGCACTCGCCTGAATCCGACGATCCAGAACATTGACCTTGATTGTCTGGCTGGAACGCTTCGCTCCCACGGCTGGGGTCAGCTGGAAATCGACATCATCACCCGGGCGCTGGCCCAGGTTGGTCTTGATAGATAACTCGTCCCGGCGAGTATAAACAGGGCATCAAGCCGGGAGCGTCCCGCCGATCTGGCGGGGGTTGCCAAACCAAAGGAGGAAACGAGATGGAGCGCAGAATGCCTTACAGCCTGTATAAAACAGGCTACCAGGATTTCCCGGCCACCGATTACGACCCCAAGACAAAAACAATTTTGGTTTCACTTCCGGAGATGCAGCGCCGAGTATGGCCAAAAGACTGGAGAAGATCCGGGAACAGCTTCACAACCCCCAACGGTTGCACGGTCTATTTCTGGAACACCGGGATCTCCCAGAACTACGATGTGCACGGGCCTTATACCCCGTACAATCGCAAGACCCGTACAATCCCCGCAGGATTTCACGCTTTTCAACGCGTCATTGACACGGTAAATGAGTTTGGAGGTATAAACCATGACTAACACCGAGATTATCACCCGCACCGCCATTGCCGAGGGCCTTTTTACCGAGGCCGAGGCCACCGCCATCATCGCCAGCGGCCGCCGGCTCCCGCTCCACACTTATCAGGAGTGGCGCAGGATGGGCTACCAGGTGAAGCAGGGCGAACACGCCGCCCTTACCGTGGTGCTCTGGAAGTACCGCAGCGAGACCGTGGAAATCGACGGCCAGGAAGTCGAGAGCGGCGACTGCTACCGCACCACCGCCCACCTGTTCACCGCCGCGCAGGTCCAGAAGGCCGCGCCCGTGAAGGTCAAGACCCGCGAAGAGATTATTGCCTACAATCGCATGTTGGCAGAGCAGCGCAAGGCCGCTGCCTGCTGAACGACACGCCCACCCCGCCGGGCTGTTGGCGGGGAGAAAGAGGAGGACAACATGTTTAGAGTTTATTACACCTGGTGCAATCGAGGCGGCACGACACACATTGACGCCCGCACGCTGGATGGCGCGAAGGCCTTGATGAACGCTAAGTTTCGGCTGAATAAGAATCTGCTGATGGCCGCCATCGAAAACATGGATACTTGCGAACGCTTTGAGTTCTACGGTCCCACAGAGGAGGCGAAATAAATGGGCGAATGCGAGGGGTGCAAATACGAAGGCTGGGACGGATACGACTGGCCGTGTGCTGATTGTAGCAGAATCAACAGTTTGCGCGAAGATATGTTCGAGCCCGCCGACGAGGACGAAGACGAGAGCGAGGACGAAGACGAAGACGAGTAACCCCACCCGATGAGAGCCGGACGGCAACCGGCCGAAACTTCCCGACATTATTGTCGGGAAGTCGTGGGAAGCCACAAACAAGAGGACAATAAAACAGGAGGTTTTTCAAATGGCAGCAGTTGAGCGAACAATCCCCGGCATCTATTCCAAGGTTCCCGGAGGATACGAACGGAAGATTGACGAAAACACGACGCTTTTCGTGCTTGATATGTGCGCATCAAGTTTCATCCCCGAAACCGGAGAGCTTCGCGGATACGCGCCAGACTATGAGGCCCTGGAGGCCGCAAAAGCTCCATCGGTTCGCGCTGAAGCCCCCGGCGTTTACTCCTATTGCTACGAAATGCAGCAGGCCCCCACGGGGTGCGATTTTTCATCCGAGCTTGCCTTTTATGGCAAGCACTACTTTCTCCGGCCGCTTCGGAACGACCTTCCCCGGCTCCGCGGGCGCGGAATCACTTACAACGAGCAATCCGGCACCTACATGGTGACCATCCGGGCCTACGACAAACTAAAGGCACAATACCGCATCATGCACGAAACGTGCCTTGATTGACACCCCGCAAGGCCGACGGCATCCGCCGCCGCTGGTGCAAGTCCAGCCGCCCGAAAGGGCGGGCGCTCATGGGGAAAGGAGGGACACCCAATGAAAACCACCGCCGCGATTTTCGCCGCTCTGGCGGGCCTCTGGCTGGCCTGTGGAGCGCTTGAAGCAATCGCCCAGGTTCTTCCCCCGCTTCTTGTTATTCTGCCCGCTGTGGCCGCCCTGGCGGCTGCCGCAGGCTTCGTAATAAATCACATTATGGAGGTTTAACCATGTACTACGAAATCAACGAGACCACCGCCCGCCGCGCCCATGACAACATGAGCATGAGGGACTACCACGAAGGCAGCGCAACCGCCGAGTATCGCGCCGCCGTGGACCGTGCCGCCGCCGAGCTGGAGGAAGTCAAGGCCCAGTGCAAGACGCAGGACCAGAAGGAGCGCGCGGAATGGTACTTTGACAAGTACGCCCGCAAGCTGGCCGAGGCCATCAACCGGGACAACGAGATCGGCACCCGTTGCCCTTCCGTGATGATCTCCGGCGCTGGCAATTTCCCGGTGCGCAAGAAGGAAAAACAGGTGGCCGCGTGGGAATCTAACCGGGAAAACTTCGGCAAGGCTGATTACTACCTGGGCAAGATGCGCCGCGTCCATCTGCAAGGCGTACAGGGCAACGACCCGGAAGTCATCGAGTATCTGGAAGGCAAGCTGGCCGACCTGGAAGCGGCCCACCAGAGCATGAAGCAGGCGAACGCCTACTACCGCAAGCACAAGACGCTGGAAGGCTGCCCGGGAATCGACCAGAAAACCCTTGATTGGCTCACCCGTCCCGGCGTTTTCGCCTGCGGTGACGGTTCCCCTCTAGCCCTGTACCGTTGCCCGTTCCCGACCTACGCGCTCACAAACAATCTGGCGAACATCAAGCGCACCCGCGAACGACTGGAGGCGCTGAAAGCCGCGAAGGCTTCCCAAGCGGAGGACGAACAGCACGACGGTTACACCTACCGAGAGGACACCGAGATCATGCGCGTGCAGTTCATTTTCGACGGCAAGCCGGACGCAGAGACGCGCGACCTGCTGAAATCCAACGGCTTCCGCTGGGCCCCGTCGCAGGGTGCATGGCAGCGACAGCTCACGCCGGCGGGAAAGGCCGCTGCGGAGCGAGTGAAGCAGGCGTTATAAACAAGGCTATCCCCCAACCGACTATTGCCGGATGGGGGATTTTTTATGCCTCTATGGATTTAATTCCGGCCGCGAGGACCAAATTCACGGTGCGCTCCCCGATGCCCTCACGCTTTGCAATCTCTCTGGCGGGCAGCCTCATTGCGTACCGCATATGCAAATACCGCCGCTGCCGTTCAGTTTCGGCTTTTTGGCACAGCTCTGTCACCGCCTTCTTGCGCTGGTATGCGGTGAAAATCGCACGGTTCAACCGCCTTTCGGCTTCCTCCATTGCCTCGACGTTTGCCTGCATGCGCTGTGGATTGTGCGCTGTCGGCATGCCTTCCAGGCTTGCGGCGGTCTGCTCCGCCCGGGCGCGCGCCTCCATGAGCCTCCAGCGGAGCCGGCGCACGTCCTCCATGGCGGCGGAGTATTGCAGGAGCTTTTCTTTTGTGGTCATATTTCCTCCTTCGTCATAGTGACGTGCACTCCCTTGTCAATCAGGCCTTGTATCAGTGCATAGTCGCCCAGGTTATCCTCCCGGGCCTTTGCATAGCCTGCCTCGACTTCTTTCTGCTGCCGAATCACCCGGTTTACAGTCGCCGGAGACAGTCCCACGTTGAGCATGGAGGCATAGACCAGACACTCGGCCCGCGTCTTGATGTCGTCCGCCTGCTTGTCCATCAGCTGTTCAGCCACGGCCTTTGCGGCCGCCCGCTCTTTTGCGCTTAACCATCTTGCTTTCATGGCTCCAACTCCCAAAGTTTGATTTCAATTCCCGGCACATCCGCCCACACCTTTTCGCACTCCTCGTGGACTACTTGGGCATCGTCCTGGTAGAACCCCAGCTTTCCCATTTCGTCCTTGAGCGCCTTTTGCAGGTTGTCCGTGTCCGGCCGGGTAACTTTCCACCCTGGCTTTTTCTTCTGGCCGTGGAATTTCCATCGCACCACAAGCGCCAGGGGGCCTTTTAAAGGCTCTTTGGGTTTATGCGTGGACAGTGACCACCCCAGCACAGAAAGCGCCGCAGAGAGCCGCGCAGGCGTGTATATGTGCGGCTTCCCGTTGACCACTGCTATTTTCTTCTGCTGGTGCGTGGTGCGCGGCGGGTCTATATGTAACTCAAACTCGATTTTTGCGGCTCCTTCTCCTGCGTTGTGCACCTGGTTAATTCTCATCCTTTCTTCTGCGGTCCGCGCCATTGCCATCTATCGACTGCATCCCACGGTTTAAAGCACGCTCTTTCGTGCTTGCAAGTAGCGCACAGTCCATCATTGTGATACGGTGTATAATGCTTGCAAGCGAAGCAATAACCACGCAACTGCTCCACCGCCGCATCTCTCTCCGCTGTCACCTTTGCCAGCTCCTCCCGCAGCTGGCGCACGATGGGGAGTGTTTCGGGGTCGATGGTGGGCGACGTATCAGTAACCGCTTGCAGTGCGCTATTCCATCCGTAGGCGTAGTCCTTGCGCTCAAACGCGTCCGGGTTTGCTTTGCCCACTCCAAGGTTGTTCGCATCAATCAACCGCTGTTCAGCCATTTTCTTCACCGCCTTCCACCGTAATCTCGATGCGCTCGCCTGCCTTGTTCTCCATGTACAGCCGTCCGCCTTTCTGGTAGACCGTGATTTCACCGGCTCGGATGGCGCTTTTGATTTCGACGATGTCAACCATCATCCTCACCGCCTTTCGGTTTGAAATTCGGGCAGTAAAACTCTGCGTCGGTTTCTTCCACTGTGCATGGCCCGGAAGATGCACAATGCCCTTTGTACCAATGCGCGCACTCCCCACACCGTCCAATCGGAGGCGCCGGGCGACGGTTCCAGTCTGCAAGAGCCTCTTTCTCTGTTGTGTGCGCCCCGGAAACGGCATGGCATACGGTGCATTCTCCACGGTATCCGGCTTCAAAAGCCTGTGCTGGTTCGCTCCATCCCATGTGCCGGGCTTGCGTGTAAATGCTTCCGCACAGCGGGCACCGCAGCACAATCCCCTTTTCCGTGCACTCACGCTGGGCTTCGGCATCACCCAGCAGGGCGCGGCGTTCAAGGCCGGTCATTGGTCGTTCCTCCTCTCATATCCGCCCCGCAGTTGGGGCAGAAATTTGAATTATCAGTGTTCATTTTCCCACACTGTGAGCATTCGTAGCAGTCGTTCCACTGGTCTTGCCCAACCCAGCGCCACCGCCCCCGCACCACCAGACGGACATCGGCGGCCTTTTTCTCGGCGGCTATGGTATCGGCCTTGCTCATCCATCGTAAAAAATCTTTCCTGTTCTTGCGGTACTCAAAAATAAGACTTTCCGCCCTGCAAATAGCTCTCCATTTGTTGCATGCACTAATCCAGAGTAGTGCTACCAGATAGCCAACCATACCCACAACAAACAGCATCATAATGATTCCGCCTGCAATGGAAAAAAATGCCCCGATGTTCATCATTACGCTGTCAACGGCCTCCGTCACCCCAAGCATCTCCTTTCCAGCTCCGCCAAGGCTTCTGGCGTCATGGCGCGCCCACATCCAGGACAAAACTCCGTTTTGCCCCAGAAATAGCTCACTGGATACCCGCACTTGGAGCACTTGCACATCATTCCTTCACCCTGGTCGTTATCTACCCATTCCGCCGTCCACTTCTCCAGGTCAATGTGGGCGGGCGGGTAGGAGTAAAACGTTGCGCCATCCATTTTGTCGGCGTACATAGATACCATTCCGGGCGTTAAAATGTGCCCTCTCTGGCAAAGACACCAATATCCGCCCCATCCTTCAATGGTTTTCTTGTCTGCTTCCATCCACACCGGCGTAGGCTTATCCATCCCCCGCAGCTGCTCAAGCGTCAGCGGCTCTCCCGCCGTCCATCCTCTCTGCTCATGCACCCGCTGCCAGTGCTCGTTCACGGTTTTCAGCGCCTCTTGCATGTGCTCCAGCTTCTCGTGTAGGCCCCGCAGTTCTTCCGGCGGGGTGTTAGGCTTGCGTTCGGCGCGCCGGATGGACAGCTCCGCGCGGCGGATTTCGCGCTGTAAGTATTCGGTGGTTGTCATTCTCCAAACCTCCTTTTTGTCACCGCAATGGGGAACTCCTCGATTTCGCTGGCCCACACCGCCGTGCCCTTTCCGTGCCGTGTCTCCCACACAAGCGGGGAACCGCCGATTCCGTCAAACAGGCTGCCCAGCGTAGCGTGCTCCGGTAAATATGTGGCCATCTTGCAGGTGAGCCACCACCATTGTGGCAGGGCGATGGAATTGCCCAGGGCTTTGTACCGGGGGCCGTCTGAAGGCTTGTGCCGCTTGCCCTTGCTGTCCACCCATTCGCCGATGTCCGTCCACCCGTCAGGGTATCCTTGCAGTCTTTCATATTCCAAAGGGATAAGGCGGCGGGCAATCCAGCGGAGGTGTTTTCGCTCGGCGACCACGTTCGCTTTGGTGGAATCCCCGCCGCAGGGTGTACGCAGGGTGGCACCAATGGCTGACTGATTCCACCACCCTACACCGGTGTTTTGAAAACACGGTTTTTCTGCCACCAGCGGCATATTGTTCCCGCCTGTGCCCCACTGAGCGGTGCATGCGGGTGAAGTATCGCCTTGCTGGGTGTAACGGGCGTCTTGGCTGTGGCTCTCAAACACAATGGGCTGTTCGTGATTGCAACTGAGAGTGGGACAACAGTCCTCCAGTGTTTCAGCGTTTGCTTGACCGTGGGCCCGACACAGCACCGTCGGCATTGCACTCAGCCCGCCATCCGTTCGCAGGGTTGGGGCCTGCTCCTCTGCCCATCCGATGCCGTTGGCCTTTGCACCTTGACCGGCGGTGAAAGCGGCGCAACACACCGCAACATTTGCAGCTCCGTTCGGCCCAGCGCCTTGTCGGATGGTGGGGGCAACATTCTCTCCGGCCAAGGGGCTTGCGCTTCCGTTGTCCAGCCGCACGGCGTAGCACACAGCGTTAGGCCCTCTATCGGCGCAGGGAGATCCGTCATACCTTGCCGTTAACGCGCGAGCGGTGTCGGGGTATGCCGCCACAAATAGTGTCTGGTCCTGCAGCGTGGACAAAGTAGCGCTTTTCTCTGTTTGCACCAGAGGGCCTTTGCCTCCGCCTTCGCAACCGGAACGGATTTTCAGAGTGTAGGCTCCTGCTTCTTCCACCACTCGATCATGTCCAGCAGTGCCGTGTGCAGGATTTCGGGCAATGCCTTTCCACGGCGGGATGCTCGGCTCAAGATGCCCTGACACGCCCGTGTGCTCAAATAGTATCTCTCCGGCACGTTGTCCTCCAAAATCCACGACAAGCGCGATTCTACGGCGACGCTGGGGCACTCCCCAGTGTTGAGCGTCGAAAGTTCTCCACGCAACGCTCCATCCGTCGCCGCAGATAAATCCTGCTTTTGCCCATTTACCTTTCGCAGGTCGAGAGACTGAAACTTCGGGTTCGACAATGCGGGCCAGTTCTTCCAGCACTGCGCGGAAGTCTTCTCCTCCGTTGCTGCTGAATGCTCCTGGTACGTTCTCCCAAACAGCGAAAGTTGGATAAAGTCCTCCACTCTTATCCCTCATTTCCTTAATAACTCTGACGGCTTCCATGAATAGGCCGCTCCGCTCACCCGCAAGTCCGGCTCTTTTACCAGCGATTGATAAGTCTTGGCACGGGCTTCCGAATGTGATACAGTCCACAAACGGCGCATTATGAATTTTCGTAATGTCGCCAAGGTGCTTCACTTCTTCACCCGCTTTCTGCTCTTGCTCCTATCCTTGCCCACCTTTGCGTACAGGCTAACGGAGCGCTTTTTGAGGCGGTATGCGCCGCCGCTCTTTCGCTTGTTGGAGTTCATTTTCAATCCCCCATGTGAAACAGGCTCATTTGCGATGTGTAAGCTGCATACCGCTCATTCCCTGCGTCGAAGAAATGCTTTTCGATCTCGCATCCTGTGTAGTTAAGGCCCTGGTCATAGGCTGCAATCCGGCTGCTCTGGCTGCCCATGTGAGTATCGAGCACTTTCCGCCCAGGCTCGGCGTAGTTTTGAAAAATCCATGTGTAGAGCGAAACAGGCTTTTGTGTGGGGTGTATGCGCTTTTCATTGAGCGCCTTATTGCCTTGCATTTTAGTCCCGTTCCCGGGTGTTCCCTGGCACATTCCATTCCACATAAAGCGGAATATTCTGACGCTATCAAACAGATTTGTGGCCGCGATTTCAGCGTCAGAAAAGTCGCTTTTGTCGTTGCATTTGTCCCACACAATACGGCCATGCGGGAAAACCACGTCGAAGTAGTTGCACCCCCACACAATGTATTTTTTGCTCACGCGCACAAGCTCTGAAAAATATTCGATGCCGGGTATTTTCCATTCTGGCGATACGGGGTAGTCCCTATGTACTCCGATTTTGCTCTCCTTCTGGCCATAAAATCCGCGTCTCTCGGGGCCGGAAAAATACGGTGGGTCAACCACTGCAAGGTCAAAGTATTTGTCCGGGTATCTGCGCATCACGTCCATGCAGTCCTCGTTAAACACTTCGCTCGTCACAGCCTGCACACCCCCTTGGGCCATACACAAGGGCGTCCCCCGCATCGCCAGGGGCAACCCTGGCATTCTCGGTTTTCTTCCCTGTGCGATTTCAAGTACAGCGCAATGGCGTGAAGCACGTCCTGCGTGGTGATTCTGCATTGCGTTGCGATCTGCTCAACCGGCATTTTGCGGTTCAGGTACAGCCGCGCCGCCCGGATTTGCACAAGTTCCATCACGTTCTCCCTTCCACCATGGCGCGCCACTTTCCATACGACAATGCGGTTCCGTGCCTCTCGTTGTAGGCTTCGATTTCCGCCACATCGTCGTCAAGATTTTCTCGCTCCTCTTTGGGCTTGTGGCGCTCACGGTATGCTTTATCTGCCTTTGCCTGCGATATGCGCTTTTGAATTTTCCCGCATGCTGCGCAGTACGGTGAGTTGGTTTGTGCTGGCGCGTCCCAGCAAATTGTGCAGTACCTCATTCACTCACCCCTTCGAGCAGCACTTCCGCGCGGTATACCCCCCCATGCGGGAGCATTTGCAGGATGGTTTCAATCGGGAATGTGCCGTTGATCTCGATACGCACCGCCGGCTTCGGGCGGATTATGCTCACAGGCTCCGGCTCCTCTTTGGCCTTCTTCGTTTCGCCCATAAGCCACGGAAGCGGGCATCCGAACGCCTGCGCATACTTCGCAAGGATTTCCTTGCTAAGTTTTTCGGCGCGGCCAAACTGCTGGTAAACTGCATGGCGAGTGCTGCCGATCTTCTGCGCGATCTCTGCCGCATCAAGACCGTTGGTGATATACTTGAGCCGGTCATACACTCTCGGCAGAGAAGGCCACGTCACGACATCGCCGTTCGGCCCGCTCATTCGCCACGCCGGTTTGCTTGTGCCCCGGTGCGCACTCTGGGCAATCATGTTCTTCTCTTTCTGCTCTTCGATGTATTCAGCACGTTCTTCCACGTTTAGTCCTCCCATCATGTACCGTCCATGCGTTTCAACCTCAACTGCCGGCCTCTTGCCACAGAGAGAAAGTCATTCCCGCTCGGTTTTGCACGATCAACCACTTTGCCGGTCTCCCGCATGTGGTTTCCCTCATACTCCGCAATCGTAGTTATTCCACTTGCAAGGCATTTTTTGATTGCGGTTTCAACGTAAGCCCAGGTTTCACCACCAGCTGACGCACAGCTTTTCAGCACTGCCCTGGTGAGATCAGCGCCAAGTGCATCAACCGCATCCGACAGGCTGCTTTCGATTTGCACCCGGCTTCCCTTAAAAGCCGAAACAGAAAAATCAAGGAGTTCGGAAATCGTCGTCGTCTTCGCGCTATCATCATCGATAGATGATGATTCTTTTCTATTCCTTTCCTTTCCTTTCCTTTCCTTTTTACTTAAACCACCCACAACCTCAACCAAACAAGGTTTTTTCTGAAAACCTTGTTTTTCGAAGGTTTCAGTAGGTTTATCTAATGTTTCGGAAGTTTTTTCTGTGTCCGCGTCCTGGTTTTCGGATTCAGTTTCAGGCTCTTTTTCGGTTTTCTTGGGCCTTCCGCCGCGCTTTCCGCCGGCGCTGCGTTTTTCGTAACATCCTGCGTCAAAATCGATTTGTCGCGCCATCAGCAGGAAGGTCTGGCGCACCAGACTGTGCTTTGGAAGCTCCGGCTGTACGCCGTCCATGGCGTATTGCAGAAGGGCTTTCACAAGCTGCCCGCACTCTTCGTCGGAAAGCTCGTCAAGCGCGTCGCGGTATGTGAAGTAGAGCTGTAAAAATTTCATTCCCATTGTTTACCCCCATCAAAACGGAAGGTCTTCATCGTCGGAAATCACTTCAAAATCATCGCCGGGGCTCATGTCAAGATCGTGTTCAGATCCAGTCTGCACCTTTTCGGCCGGGGTCTTCGCGCCTGCAAAATGTACGTTGTCCGCCACGATTTCAAACGCCTTGCGGTTGTTCCCGGTCTTGTCCTGATAGGTTCGGGTCTGGATGCTGCCGTTCACGGCGATCATGGAGCCTTTATGGAAATACTTGCAGACAAACTCGGCGGTGTTGCGCCAGCATACGATGTCGATGAAATCGGCCTGCCGGTCCTCTCCCTGCTTCACGAAGCTGCGGTCCACAGCAACGGTGAAGGTCGCAACGCTCACCCCCTGCGGGGTCTTGCGCATTTCCGGGTTTCTCGTCAAACGGCCCATGAGGGCCACGATATTAAGTGCCATTTCAGTCCTCCAAATAGTTCTTCCCAAACTCCCGGATGAAGTCCTCTGTGCTCCATCCGTATGCCTCCATTGCTCTGCGCTGGGCCTCCTGTTTCAGCCGCAGCGCGGTGGAAGCGTTGTTGTGTGCGGCCAGCGGGCCAAAAATGTGGCAGTCATTGTGGCAAAGCAGCACCCACAGGCCCAGGCGCTTTGATTTCTCCCTGTTAGAGCCTCCGAAAATTTCATGCCGGTCCAGCTTGTCCAGAGTGCCGTTCGCGCCGCACAGGTAGCAGAACGGCTCAAAAACCGTGTCCTGCATAATGCTGGGGGCGTATCCGCTCTTATCCATCGCCGCCCCCAATCTTCACCGGCTGGTGCTGGTCTACCAGGGCGGCCAGCTTGTCGGGCGGCAGGGTTTCAATGCCAACAGCCTTGCAATCCTGCACAAGGTTGTCAATCAATCTCGCCATCCGCTTTGTGCTGTACACGCTGCTCCCGTAGTACGCGCGAATCACCACAAGGCCGTCCGGCGTGTAGTCTACTTTCTCGGTAGGCCACCCTGTTCCAATCGCTGACCATGCCGTTCGGAAGCTCTTTACTTCCTCCTCTGGCAGGTGGAAATCACGGAAAACTCCAACGTCACGCACCGCGTCGATGTAAACCTCGTCTTTTGTGCTTCCGATTGCCTTTGCAAGCAATTCGCACAGCTTCCACATGTAACCGTTTGCCGTGAGGCTGCGAAGGCCTCTATGTTCCTTGATTTCGCAGTCGTACTTCTTGCCGCGAGAATCCAAAACAAACTGTCTGGCCATCGGCACATTATCGACCTTGAGGCACAGCCACCCTTCCGGGCTTACAGAGGCTTCCGAAAATTCAAAAACCTTCATCACATCACCAACGCTGCCTGTTTCTCTTCCTTGGCTTCCTTTGCCGCCTTTTTGAGGCAAGCGGCGCACATGATCTTGCCGTGCTGGTGCTTGCTGTACTCAACGATCTCGGGGGGCTGCCAGAGCGTTCCGTCGCGCTTTTTGACAGGCACCACATCGCCGCCGCACACAGAGCAAACCGGGAACTTCATGCCGGTTTTCTTGCCAAATCCGAACACCTCTCTGCCGTTTGCTACGATTGTCAGGTAGGTAATAACATGGTTTTCGGAAACCACCATGTCACCCACAAAGAAACGGGTCTTGCAGCCATACACAGGCTTTCCACGTCCATCCTTGCGCCCCGTGTCGTAAATGTCCGCGTTATCCTTGGTGATCCAGATAAACGGCGAGGTATACAGCTCACGTCCGATGCCCCAGTTAAAACAGGCCCTCTTGAAGCTGTCAGAGGCAAGGCCTTTCTGCGCCTCGGTGTTGCTTTCCGTGCCGGTGTCCTCTTTGGTGATCCACTGGCATTTTTCGGGGTCCCAAATGGACACCTCGCAGTTTGCGTTGTCACGGCTGTGCTTGCGCTGCCAGTTGGTAGGACCCACGGTTTCGTCCAAAAGGATCATGTCGCACCTCGCGTCCTTGTAAAGAAGAAGCGAAACGCCTTTTTCAGTGCAGGTGGCAACACGGCACTCGACCTCGTCAGCCCGCAAAACACGGAAATTAGGCCATGATTTTTCTGCCATTTTCAATCCTCCTTTAATGCGTAGAGCACCACTTTGCGCTCGGAAATGGGGTCCCATACGGTCCCGGCCTCTACCACATAGCCCTCGTGGACAAGCTCGGTAAGGCGAGGCCGGACGGCGTTAAGATCGCTGTACCCCAGCACCTGCATCACGCAGCGGGCGGTCATGGGGCCGGCCTGCAACGCCACAAGGATTTTGGCCTTGCGTGTGAACTTATCGACCTTTGCGTGGCTCTCTCGGCGTGTAATGTTTGAAAGCACTCCCATCATTTCGCCTCCACATGCAAACCGCCGTCTTCCAAAGGCTCGATGGTTAAAGTCACGCGGGCCAAAAACTTTTCGCCGGTTTCGTCTTCTCGCATAGCGTTGGAAACGATCTTTTCGAGGCCTTGCTCTCCAAGGTAAGTGCTATAGTTGGTCACATCCAATTCCCCCACATAAGTGAGGTTCAGCTTTTTCTTCACTGCTCGTCAACCTCCACAAACTTGCCGTTTTTGACGGTGTACCAAGTGTCCGCCTTGATTTCCTTGCCGTCAACGATTGCGGCAGCCACGCGGATGTTTTTGCCGTAATCACCCAGTTCGGATGCCGCAATGACAGCCCCCATTCCGCCCTTTACTTTGCCTCCACGGCAACACGCCAACCCCTGTTCACCGGTGGCGGCGCTGCCCCAGTTACCGGCGGCGGCGCTGCCCTTGTACCCGGCGGCGGCG